TCCTTAGTTATGGGTCAATTTTTTCTTTATACACTATTTAGTTTTTTACAGATTTGAAGATAGGTAACCTGGTGGCATTTGTTTAGGTTCTTCTTTTGTCCACGCATCTCCACTATCTACATCATATTCATCTTCTAATCCGTCAGACATGAAACCAAAAGGTATAACATCTTCTTCAATCTGTTTAATTCGTTCTTGGTACATTGCTTCACGAACATTGATATCATTTAAATCTTTGAAATACGGGTTGGTTGTCAACCAACTAAACAAGACTAGAGGCATAACTAAATCATCGTGGTAACCATCATCTGCCTCATAAGAACCACGATGTTCAATAAAAGTTGATAACTCTGAAATTACATCTGCGTCCTGAATCAGTAGTTTTTTCTCCTCCACCAGAGATTTGAAGGTGAAACAACCAATTCGTTTTACTCTCTTGTCTGTCACAACACCGAAACTTGTTCTACCGGCACCACCGAAACCGCCAGTTACACGCTGGCCTTTACCTGATTTCGTGACATACAGAATGTTCTCATACTCTAGTTCAGACTGCAAAATGTATGCAACCTGTTCACTGGTATTGACCTCAAGTAGGACATATGCATTGTTGAAGTCTTTTGCCACCTTATGTATAACAGACGGGTAAAGCATCGGTGCAATCTTGTTGTCTCTAAATTTGCCTACCAGTTTGTATGGAACCTCAGTAATGTCTACAATTACAAAAGCCGAGTAGTCTCCACCAACACCTTGTGCGGTGTCTGCAACGATAACATATGCGTGAGGTTTCTTAGTTAGTTTCTCTTCATCATCTCTCTCAGCTTTGATTGGGTATTCATACAAGTCCAACCCATCTTTTGAGTAGACCATTGGGCAGGTTGACATATACTCGATGGTTGCGGAGTCAATTAATGTTAACGAAGAGCCCAGAAACTTGCAAAGAACCTCTTGGTTATATTTCAATTCGCCAAGTTGGCGTTTCTGTTCTAGTGCCCACTTCTCATCACGACCAGGAATCTTGTTGTATGGAATGAACAGAGGCACAAAGTCATTGTTCTTGTTCACCGCATCATTCCAGAATTTCCAAAAGTGGTTATATCCTAGAGGTGTCGATGTAATCAGAATCTTGGTTGTTTGACCAGCAGAAATAACAGGGTAAACCGCAGTAAAGAATGCTTCAGCCACGGTGTTTGGTATGATTGCAGCTTCGTCAATATACAGAAGGTTAACTGATTTACCACGAATACCTTGCGCGGTTGTCGCAGCAGTAAAGACGATAGAACCGTTTTCTAGTTCAATGTCACCTTTGTTCCATGTCTTAACACCTTGTTGCATCCAGATAGGCAAGTTTTCATACATCAATTGGTAACGAGATATAATTTCTCTTGCAGTTGATGCCTTGTTCGCCAAAATGGCAACGGTCTTAGATTCTTGGAAGAGTGTATACCACAGAATGTATGCTGCTGAGGTCGAAGTTTTACCTTGTTGTCGACCTTCCATAATGATAACCTTACGGTTCTTATGGATTATATCTAGTTTTTCTTTTTGGCAATCATACAGTTTAAACGGTTGCAAACCATGGTCAAGTGTTACAATATAACAATAGTTGTCAACGAAGTATATTGGATCGCTGGCACACCTAGCAAGCTCTAATACTTGTTCTTGCGTATATGAAATTTTGACTTCAGTTCTTTTTAGGGAACTGTTGCCCATATACCCCGTATCACTCATAGCATCACTTTAGAATGCTACGCAACATCCATGCAGATTTTTGTTGTCTACCTAATACGTCTTGTAAGAAATTAGATACAGCGGGTTCACCTGCTTGGTCAGCAGCAACAATACCGGCACGAAGATGCACAATTAAACGGTCATTATCATTTTTGATTTCGAACATCATAGCCAAGGCTGAAGGTACAGTAGTTGCATCTTCAATGTCAGATAGTTCAAGGAATCGTGTGAATGAACCTGGAGCATACGCATCTAAACGGCGAAGGTGTTCTGCAATATCATCAGTCTGTTCCCAAACTTGATTATAGAATGAATCAAGAAATGAATGATACTGTGGAAAATCAGGGCCTTCAATGTTCCAATGGTAATTGTGTGCCTTTAGATACAAGGCAAAATTGGTTGCAAGAATAACTTTGAGTTGTTGAATTAATGTTTCCATAGTAACCTATTTATTATCTCTAATTTGTTTAAGTAAATCTGCTGTCGAACCAACAAAAACTGCTTTCTCTACGGTGATATTTCCACCAGTATTTTCTAATTGAGGCTTCAAATCTTTTCTTCGTTTCTGTAGTTCTAGTAAGTCTTTGTTTAAATCGGCCATCGTCTTCATCAACCCAGCAACGACCTCATATGCTCTAGGGTGTTCTGATTCTTTTGAAACTTGCAACAAGTTATCTACTGCAACATTACCTTTATCAATCAAATTTCTTATATTCTTACGGGCATAATCCGTATCAGAATCTACAACATCATCTTCAACGGTAACCAGTTCTGCTGTTTTGATAGGTTCAATCGTTGTTGATATTGGATCAAGGTCAAAAATTTCTGATAACTTTTTATCTGTCTTGCTCATAGTAAAGTTTGTGGCCAGTCTGTAAATGTTTCTTCAAATCCATACGGACCATTTCCGTTGGCATTTGGTGGGTTAGGTGTTACAATAATTGCAACCGCTTTAGTTGGTGAGTTGTCTACTGTTGCAATCTTAAAGGTTGCGTTTGAGTAAACACCTGTTACCAAATCGTTTACTTCTACTCTTTTGTTCAAGTCTGTTAGAACAAGAACACCAGTTGAAGTATTACTGAAATATAGAACCTTACCTGTAACACCTCTTGCATCGACAAAAACATCTTCACCGGTTGTATAGACACCAGTTCCTGTTGCAAAGTTTACATAGACCTTCTGTGCATCTAGGTTGGTCGAATCTGTATATATGTTACTATTTGCCTGAAGAATAAGTTTGCCGCCAGAAGGATTAATAACTGGTGGCCAGATGTAAGCCTTTGCGGTGAAAGTAAGATTCCAAATAATGGTTCTTGTATTGTATAACTCACCTTCATAATCAACCTCTGGTGTTACTGAATTCAAAAGAACAGGCATATCATAGACCTGATCCATTTCTTTGATGAAGTCTACAGTAACAGTAAAATCTGGTGTGAAGTATGGTAGAATTTGTTCCAGTATCTGTGTGCCATCTTCTGTGTTACGAACATAGATTGACAGACTGAAATCAAAATTGTATGGAATAGGTACATACTGTGTTCTCAAACTACCCGAACTAAAACCAAAATTCTGTAATGTGGTTTGTTGTTTTCTGGTGGTGTCATATGAGATACCCTCCAGATTAAAACTCATTCTAGGCAAAGTAGTTGCAATTGATTTCGTCAGAGTTGGATCGGTATTAATACGAACCAAATACTTCTCTTTGGCGCCATAGTTTAATGGAACCTTAGTAGTCTCATGTGCTGTCAACCCATCTTTTGAGTAACGAGTTAACACAACATCATTGAACATAGAACCAAATGCAACAACAATCTTGCGAATGGTTCTATTATAGAAGTGTGCGTTGTGTAACATTACGGTTCACCAAATGGGTTATGTTCCGTGAAGTCGATAACATCATCAGCTTCACCTTGTATTCTATTATTGTCAACAACATCTTCAAATGCATTATCCATTGTGGCAGTATCAGAAGTAGAAGCAACATTCCAAATCGCACCACTTGTATTGCCTGTTACGATTGTATTGGCTGTAAATGCACCTGTAACACGATAAACATACAGTTGTGAACCTGCAACATAATTGTGAACGGTTGCCACGGCACTTGCAGTTGCTACATTGGCACCTTGATATACTATCTCATCAGGTACATAAGTTCCTGAGCCGCCTGCTTTTAGTGCAATTTGTGTTCTTGGGTATGCATCTTTAATTTGACCATCAATCTCGGCATTACCAGTAAGAACAAGTTCATTAGAGAATACCCATTGTTTCATTTTCAAAGCATAGACATACACGTTGCCACCGCGACCACGACCTAAGGTGTAATACATTGCCTGATTGTTTTCGTGTTCCACAAAAGTAATCTCAAAGAAATTCTGTAACAACGGAACATATACCAAATCACCTTCGTTTGGTCGATGTTGATTTACTGTATATGCAAATCGGCGGCGAGATACAAGGAATGTCATCTCATCACGAATCTCAAGACCAAACTTCGACATGAAATCGCCTTCACCTTCCATACCTGTAACATCTTCAAGGTACATCTCAAGTGGATAGGCTGCTGTGTATTGCTTTAGTGTATCTTCACCATACAGCATATCAACCTGGTCACCAGTGCTTCTAGGCATGTAATAAACATCCATGCCATACATTTTCATTGCCTCAATGACAAGGTCTTCCACCAGCAATTGCTCGCTGGTGATTTGATTTACTGGAAAGTTATTGAAATAAAAATTGGTAGCCACATTAACCCATCATAATTTCATTAGGCAATGCATTGATATCATACATCTCTTGTTCTAAATCTTTAATCTCAGCCGCGGCTTCATCGTATATTTGTTGACCATTTAGAACAACACCACCAGGCATTTGTATGCCACCAAACTTTTTCAGATTAGAACCCCATTGTTTTTTAATCAATGCAGTACCATATCTCTTAAGGTATCTATCATTCCATACATCAGAGTTGCCAGCAACAGTTGCGGTTGTATTTGATGCACTATTTGCAAAAGGTCCGCGAACAGTAATTGATGTTGGTGAATTGATTGTTGCAATTTGTATAGTGTCAACGCCGTTTAAAGTGATGAAGTCATTCTCCATAACTTCTTGGTCAAATATTGTTCCGTATCCTGTGATAGTATTTGAAGAAGAAGTGTATGTCATTGTACCTGTTAGAGTTACTGTATCAGGTAACAATTTACGATAACATTCAACGATTACATATTGACCAGGTGTCAAATCTCTCGTCCAATCAATGTCAAGAAACACTTTGTTCTGGTGACGGTTGAACCTGAATTGTGGCGTACCAGAGAACAATAAGTTCAAGGTACGAATGTGTTGCATCGTAATCTCATATGAGACATACGAAACAGAAGTAAAATCATACAGGTCATGCAAGCGTAACTGATAACGCAAGTCAAACATATTGATTGACGCATTAGATTGGTCAAACGGAAATATACCAGTTACAAATGATACAGCATCAGGGCAGTAAATCCAACGGCGATTAATATCTTCAGCCGTAATCTGATGTTTCATATACATCTTTTGTTGACCGTCAAAATGATAATCGTTCCAGAAAGAAAGTGCCTCATCAATACGGTCATCTACCTGGTCATCGTCCACGTTAATTTCAATAACGGGAAAACCAAGTTCTCTTAG